GGCTAGATAGACATCGACCCCGCCATCAGCGGCGGGGGCTAGATATAGTGGCTTACCACCAAGTTTGACATCCCAACTGCGTCCCATTTACCAGTTCCCAACACCGTGGTTGAGGTCACGGAGACGATTCCGAATATTATGTCTGATAGTTTGCTCTTCCGCCGTCAAGCGCTGACTGTGCTTTGTGCTGCAACCTTGCCCCCCAAGAGGCCATTTTTGAGCTAGAGAAGCATGTGCAGACTTGACCTTAAGGAAAGGTTGCAGTTTCTCCATCAATTCTACAATCTCTCTCTGCCCCCAAACAGCCCAAACATAAACGGGAAGATTCCCTAGATGGTTGGCGTGTTCTGATACACGGTGGACAGTTCCTATACCTATCTTCTCGTATATGAACTCAATGGCTCCTCGATTAGTATTGGCTATGGACATACGTAGCCCCAACTCATCATATCTATGACCAGGACGGCTACCTGAGACGGCAGCACAAAGCGTCCCTTCACCATCGAAGAACCCCGCAAGCCATATCCAGAAATCACGCATGTGAGTATATCACCAGTTCCATTCAGTTGGAATTCCTGATGTATCTATGCCCTGCCAAGGCTCCTCATCGCGTATGTCCTGGAATGTCGCCATTGGCATCCAACGGGCTCGCTGCTTGTGCAAGTCCTGCTCGGCCAGAACCATCGTCATGCCGTAGAGTTGCTTGGCCCGTGCGCTGCCTAGGTATTCATAGATGAGGTTGAGTGCTTCCCACTTTGCCTGTGCCTTCAAGAGAGGGGTTGGGCAGGTAGTGGTAGCAGCATCTGTAGCCAATATCTCATATGGGTGACGAGCAACGATGACCAATTTCATGTTGGCGATTGAAGCTGGAACCGAAGGGAGATAGAAGCTGAGGCCGTTGTCATCTTCGATGGGACGGATTACGGCGACGGACTCCTCTATGATGTTGGTTGCGCCGCTAGATATGTCGCGGAATAGGTAGCGCAAGATTTGCCCTTTGGATTGGAGCCATGTAGCAGTAGGGGTATAGAGGTTTTGTCCACTCGCCAACGTGACCTCAACGCGATCCTCGAAGTAGAGGTTGCCCAGGCCAACATTCACAGCCTTGCGCCACTGATCCGGAGTGAGGATCGAATACATCTGAACGAGGTCATTGGCGACAGGGATGTTGTCAACGAAGTTCTGGATACAGACGACGTTGGAACTGCTAACGGTGTCCACCCGTCTCCACTCGGCGGGTTTAACAGGGTCTGTTTTGGCCCCTATGTAGAGGAACCAATCACGCAGCGTCTCATCATCTAGGACGAGATCGAGGATGCGTGGAATGGTGAATGTCTTGGCATCTACCGCAGCAGTCACCTTCGCGGGGCTGTCCGCGCCCCCGATGAGGCGGCCAAGAGATGCAGCTGTATCCTCGGTGATTGCCTTCAGGCTGACGTTGATCGCCATTTATTCCCCCTGGTAGGGGCGGGGGCTCCCGCGCACCCAGGAATGGACGGAAGCATCCCCGCCCCACTAGTTATCCGGTTTAGACCAGCAGGGTGTCGTCAGCCTTCTTGCCGAAGATGTCAGCCTCGCCGTTGCTGATGAAGGCCGCCACAGTAGCGGTGCAAGCATTCGCGCCGCTCAGGTTGAGCCAAGTGGAGCGAAACTGGACGCTGGCCGCAGCATAGCGGTAGGGGCGAATGTTCGTCCCAATCTGGGTGACCTTCTGCCCCTTGAAGCCGAACGGGATGTCGATGGCAGCGCAGGCATGGTAGTGAGCGCCGTTGTCCACCGAATACTCCAAAGTGGCACGCAAATCGGCGTCGGTGTCAGGTGTCGCCACCTGCACGACGAACTCGGCACCAGTAGAGATTCCACCACCAGCCAGCTCGATAGCCGCGTCGCTGACGGTGGCGCTGGCAGCAAGGTTGAGGGCAGCAGAGGCCCGCAGGATTAGAGTGTAGTCAAAGGCCATTTCTATTTCCTCCTAAATGCTCAGCCCGGCCAGGCGCGCGATGCACCGAGGGTGGCCGGTGTAGAAGCCCACAACCCAGCGGAACCGTGTCTTGTCTACTTCAGGATGGTCGGGTGTCTCTCCGTAGTGCTTAACATCCAATCCACCACCCATCTGGAGGCCCATGAAGTGATCTTCGCCACCCTTGACGAAATACATGGATGTGGTGCTGGCGCGGGCATAGATTGGAGAGGTCTCGCCGTTGTTAAGGATCACCTGGTTGGCGACGCCACCGACGATTGAACCGGCGGGTGTGCATCCGCAGTCCAAAAACGGGACGCCACGGTAGGTGGTGATCTCACGATCAAACTGATCCTTGGTGACATCGAGCAGCTTGAGCGCACGCAGGCCCGACCGGAACTTCAGGTGTGTCTGCCGGTTGACGCCGCAGAATGTGGCTACTCCACCGTCCAGGTGGTAGAGAGTTTCGTCGATGAAGTCCAGCCACCCCAGGCGGTGGGCGTCGTCGGCGTCGATATCAAAGGCAGCGGATACACCGGCGTCTACGGTCTGGCCGACGAACTTGGCGTCGTTCTCCAGGCGGAACTTTAGGCCCGCAGGGTTTCGGGCATCAACTGTCGGGTCGCCGTTGACGAGCAAGTTGTTGATCAGATAGTTGAGTTCACGGGTATAGATCATGATCTTGCTCTGTCGCGGATCAACCACTAGGTTCTTCTGCATGAGAAGAACGGGGTCGATGGACAGGGTGTTCTCGATGATCTTCAGGGTCTCCTGAAACTGGTCGAAGCGGGCTTCCCACGCGCCAGGAGTCTCATTGATGTGGCGCAGAGTCGGGGAGTCAGCCTGAACCAGCATGGCGACAGGCACATTGAGGGCCTCCACATTCTCCCAGGAAATCCGCTCCACGGGAGAAGGAAGAGTGTCTGTGTAAAAGGCCATCAGAACACCCTTGCGGAGTTTCTTCTGCTCGATAGCAGCAGACTCCAAAAGGGTCATAGCCATTTCGTTTTTCCTCCGTTAGTTGTCTATTCTTGTTCCTCTGAAGTAGGGGAGTCTTCCGCCAGACCAGCACGGATCAAGGAGCGTGCATCACCAGATGTGGACTCTCCAGGCTTACCGGCTGGCGTGTTGACCGAACCACTACCGCCAACGATATTCCCAAGACGCTTGTTCTCTTCGGCGGTTTTCCACTCGTTGAATAGGTCTTGTGCCTTCGATTCAACGTCTACAGAAACCCGCTTCTGAGAGATCACGTTGAGGTAGGTGGCGAGATACTGAGCATCCGAGACCCCAGCAAACCTGGGGTTGTCGGGATGGATATCCCACCGCTCCTCCTTTGTCATCGCAGAGAGAACCTTCTTGAAGTCCCCCTCTTCTGCGATGGTGGGGATCACGTTGCGGTATAGATACTCAACTGCCCGGTCAGCGACCTCCTTCTCCTGCGCCTGCTGCGCCGAAGCCTCATCGTGCCTGGCGACCAGCTTCGCGTATTCCTTGCCGAGACCCTCATAATCCTGGTCAGCGATCAGTTGCTTGGCCCTGCCAAGCGTTTCCTTGGCCTCAGCCGCAGATTGCGCTTCTTGTGCCATCTGACGCAGCTGGTCAAGGATGATCTGTTGACCACGGGGGGTTTGAAGTGCGGACTCAACCTCAGCATCGGTCAGGGAGTGTGGGGCAGTTTCCTTGCCCTCTTCACCCTCTTCGGCTTTGGGTTCCGCCTCTTCCTCGGCTGGCTCACCTTCAACCTCTTCGGTATCTGTGGTGAGTTCCTCCTCTTCGGGGGCAGCCCCAGTAGGAGTATCCGTATCGGTCATGTTAAAGAACCTCCATACAATCTAATTGTAGCACGTTGGTAGAACAACCGTTTTAGTGCTCCTTGATTTTGCGTTTTGCCTCCTCCATCACCTGCTGGAAGCGAGCCATCGCCTCCATGTCGGTAGCCACCCGTGTCTGGGCGAGTATCTCTGTCGCGCTGTCACCATACTGTGGCAGTCCAAGAGCCTCAGCATTGGACAGGCCAACGGCAGTCTGAGGGAACCACTGTGGGAGCTGTGGGTGCGCCTGTAGGAAATTGAAGCGGTTGGGGCTTTCCAGCTCCCGGCGCAGGTCTGTATTGGACGACAGCAACAGGGCAAGGTTGAAGAGCGTCTGCTCCCGCGTGGTCAATCCTTGAGGTGGGTTCTGGATCAAGATTTCGCGGGCGATTGCCTCCGTGATCCCAAGGGTGGTCTCTAGAGAGTAACCGTTCTTCAATGCAGCGCGACGAAGTTCCTCAGTGTAAGTGATGATGTATCTCCGATATTGATCCACCTTGTCGCTATCCTTGTAGCCCAACCCTGTCCAGTGTGGTATCTCGTAGAACTCATCTCGCTGAGTCTTGGCCTCCTGGTATTGTTTCTCATAGGAGTCCAAGACTGGGTTGCCCCAGAAGACGCCTGCCCGCTCTAGGGCGTAAGATTTGAGGTCTTCCACACCATGAGCGGCAGCGTCGTCAACTAATTGATGGCGCTTGGCCCTGAAGGTTTCCCATTCTGTGTCACTTACAGTTCCGTCACCATTTTCATCTGCATCCATGAAGAGATACAGATCAGCGTAGGCGTCCTCCAGGAAGGGTTTCTGTTTCTCCCATTCATAGCGCTCATCCGGGTATTGCTTTTCCAGGTCTTGCCGCTTCAGCATAAGCTCTTTGCCGATGCCAGCACGCACGTCGGCCAGCTCCCGCATACTCTTCTTGCCCTCATGGACAGCGATGATTGCATCTGCAAACTGGAGGGCCTTTTCCCCACGGAAATCAGCATAGAGCTTCTCGCGCACACCACTGGGGCGACCCTTGGCGGCGGACTCGGCAATCGCTTTCTGGGAATAGTGGCGGGCCTGTTTACCCGCTGGGGTGTTCTCGTAAACGTCCCGCTGTTGTTTCACATTGAGATCATCCCATTTGGCATCAAACAGGGCTTTGGCACCAATTTCGCGGTGGTAGTCAGCCCACTCCCAGGACTGAACGGGATAAGCACGGCCACCGATAAATGTGACACCGGCAGAGACCGGCCCCTCTTCGATCAAGGACTGTAGTGAGAAAGGAAGACCACGGATCAAGGTGTTTTTGAGAAGAGCAGCCGGGTCGTTGAGTTTTTCGCCTAGATAGTTTCGACCAAGGAGATCGGAGATGAGCAAGCTCATTGCCGGTGAGGATACCCCCCAAACTTTCTTGGCTATTGGGTTATGGTCGATGTCCATTATCTCCGAGGCTGTCTCCGGGTGTTGCACTCCCCGCTTGATTTGCTCAGAAGTCGCGGCGGTTAGACGAAAGACGTTGTAGTATCCCCCTCCGAATGGGCTAACATGTGCCCCGCCAACTTGGTAGGTAAACGCCTTGCCGGAGGTGAAATCGAAGTTCGGCTCTTGGCCCAGAATCAGACCCGTCAGACAATAACCAGAGACAAGACCAGCAAGACCACGGCCAAGGAAGTATCGCGCTCTATTGCCGCGCATACCACCCTGCATGGCATCTGAAATCAGGCCCATATAGGCACGCATGTAGCGAGGTGCGAAGAAGAGTGCCCCTTCAACTGCGGATTGAGTCTTCGTCATCCCCAGAGCAGCGGCGTTGATTGTGCCTCGCGCTTTGTTCACTACAGCAGCGATGTCGCGATAGATTTTTGCTCGAACTTCAGGGGCAGTCGCGCCAGGGGGTATAGCACGGCCAAACGGCGAAGCAGCACGAGTGGCTGCCTGGGACAATCTTGCTGACCTGCCAGTAACGGGAGCTGTGGGATACCAAAAACGTTGGGACAGCCCCACCCAATGGCCCTCAGTCTCAAGTGGCCGTGTGGCTAGCTGCTCCTCCAAGGTAGGGGGTTTTGGCGCAGGTGGAAGAGGCTTTCCCGCTGCTGTTCTAACTGGTTTGAGCGAGGGCTCTCTCCCAGCATTAAGGTCGCCTAGAATCCGCTCCATCTTAGCCGCCAATGGTTGTGTTTCCCCTCTGGCGATGCGTGCAACATTGGCGGCGTCCAGAGCGATAAGGTCGTCGGCAAGATGCGTCCAGGTGGAAAACAAATCTATGGCGGCCAGATTACTTGCGCGGTTGAACCCCTCAACGAAGGGCTTGAGTGGATATCCTTTAGAGAGGGCAGTCCCAATCAGACGAGCGGGAACACCGGTGTATTTGCGCCCAGCCCAAACCTCAAAGGGCCGAGCTATGGCCGGGGCTCTTCTCTGGATAAACCTACCAGTGGCATTGAAGGGTGTCCAGTTTATCGGAATGTCCGTCCCATACCAGACACCACCGGAGTCAAAGAACAGTTTGAGCATACCCGATCTCTGGTGCCGCCAGACGTTCTGGAAGTAAAGGTCAGGAGCACCAAAGACGGAAGCGTATCCCCAGCCAGCACCTTTGAGGAAGGCACCTTCGCCACCGGCAGCACCCATCAACCCCTGAACCGCCCACCAGGACAAGTCCATTGAAGCCATGACAGGGCGGAAGACGTTGTTGAACCCGTTGATAAATTCGGCAACACTACGCACAAGACCCCTGCTGCCGCCCGTCAGAGAGCGGACGTTGCGAGCAAACTCGGCGTCGTATAGGCGGTTGCCCATCCCCAGGTCGAAGAGGTAACTCTCTCCAGGTTTGCGGCTGGTGACGCGACTCTTGATCCGTGTCCAATCCACACGGGCGTCGGCGAGTTCCCGCCTTGCTACATCTAGGTCGCTTTCTAGCTGTGTGATCCTACCTCCTAACTGTTTGAAGCGGGTTTGCTCGGCAGCGGTAAGCCGCTCCAACTGGGGTCGGGTTGCCCCCGCTTCTGTCATCTTGGTAGTAAGTTTGGCGCTTGCCTGGTTAGCGCGTCTGAGAGCAGCATTTATTCTGTTGCATTCAGCACGGGCATCCAGAAACCGTTGTGTCGCCCCAGGATAACGTTTGAGGGCGATCTGTGTGACCGTTCCTGATCGTTGCCCAAGAACCTCTCTCACCTGTTGGTGGTAGATGAGGTAGTCGCTCGCCTCAGCACGGGAGGCATAGGCCGCAGCGGGGCTGTTCAAGTAGCGGAACCGGTCAGGATTTTCCTTCAGGGCGTCATCGGCCCACACATATATTCGGTCTTTGAAGTGGGGCGACCGGCCCAATTGGTTTCCCCTATGTGCGGCAGCAAGGGTGTCATATCCTTCATATTCTGCCATGACACGAGGAACGAACTCGTCGTCCGAGCCCTCGAACAACAGCTTCAGACCAGCAGCCTTTTCTGCGGCTCTGAGTTCGCTGAAGAAAGCCCTGTGCTTCCAGATGTTAGCCGCCTGGTCAGCACTAAGGTAGGGAATATAGTCAGCAGGATGCGCGAATACATCCATCCAGGTGCGCCGCATCCCCGCTGGCGGTTCTACGGCGAAGTTCAAAATATTGCTTGTCTTCTCGTCAATCTTCCAAGCCTGCTCGTCCCAGCGGGCCATCAACTCTCTGATTGCGCCGTGATACTGTGTCCGTGCAAAGAGGGAAGAGTTCATATCAATGATCTGGGAGAAAGCAGGGTCTTGGTAGTGGAAGTATTCTGTTGGGTTTGCTATGCGGAGAATATTGCGGGCGACCGGCGTCTGTGCAACCCGTTGGAGGAAAGCGTTATGAGTCCTAACCTGTGCTGCTGCTTCGGCCAAGGCAGCGTTTGCATCAAGGACGAAGGGAGAACCGGTGCTTTGGGCATAGAGAAGAGTAGAGACCTCATCGGCCCCAGGGAGGAAGAGCCACTGATACTGGATTTCCGCTGTAAGAATGCGCTCTGCTTCGGCACCCGCTCTAAGTTCACGGACGGTCTTTACTACCCCAGGAACTTTCCCTGCTGAGGCTCCAGTAAAGAGGCCAAGGGCCTCTAGTAATCCGCTTGGCCCCACATGGACAGGCCCCAATTTCACTACTGGAATACCTGGGCTACCCTCTCCAGCCCACCCCGGCCTTTCTAAAGTTTTCCCAATAGCCCCGCCACCAATACCAAGTGCCGTCGATCCAAGCATTGCCAAAGGAGCCATATATAGAGAAGCTATACCTACTGGGCTAGAAAGGAAAGTGATGTATGGTTCTGTTCTTTCCCAATAGGGAACCTTCTCATGGAGGAATTCTTTGGCCTTTTCAGGCACAAGCCATTCATAGAAACTTTCAGCACCAGGAGGAGCGATTGGGCGCGTTTTTTGGTATTCGTAGGCTTCCCGCGTCGTAGGGGCTTCACCTGTGGGTGGCACCTGTGGCACTTGGCGAGTCTTTAACTCTGGTCTCTTGGCCGGGTAGCCATACTTCAAATGGACGGCTTCTTCAGATATGCGGCGGCCTTGCTCCTGAGCGGTCTCTACCGTCTCGCGTGTGCCACGCGCTATACCTGATATACCCGTCCGTAGGGTCTCTTCTACCACCCCAAGATTTTCCCGTATCCCACGGTTTGCTTCTGCCAGTCGTGCGGCGGCCAACATCGGCCCGGCGGTAAGTTCACGGACAAGAGGGACGTTGAGCATCCGCTCAAAGAAGTTCGTCCGCTCCTGGCGGCGACGCGCATCCTCTTGGAGTCTACGGTCGCGCTCAGCGAGGATAAAATCTACAGTCGGCATCGGCTATCCCAGTAGAGAACCAGCGAATCTCCGGCCCACCAGGGGCGAAGCGGAGGCTACTGGCGCTCCGAATGTTTTTGCTGTTGCCACCTTGGAAGCCTCAAAGTAGTCTGCTGGCTCCATCCCCAGCATTGAGAGAAGCCCAGCATATGCCTGTTGCTCCGTCCCGCTCATCTTCGCCATGTTGTAGTAGTTGGAAGCAAGAGGGTTGAACCTCTCCCCCAACTGCTCCTTGGTCTCCCCGAATGCACCACGTATCGGTCGTGGGCGATAGAGCGAGGAAAGAACACCACCAGTAAAGGCGGGTGTCTCCAACATTTCAGGTGGCAGCACATCTGTAGGAATATCCAGGGTAGGATCGGTTAGCCAATCTGTGCTGGCAGCACCACCCTGGTCATTAGCCCAGGCCACCCAAGGCGGCACTGTTGTCCCACCACCTTGCATTTTGACAACCGCCCCACTCTTGGTCGGGACAGGATGCGGCGACGGCTTCCCAGCTGCTATCCAGCGAAGATAGGTGTTCTTCTCCTCTGGGGTAGTGATGGCGTTGTATTCGTCCATAGACCCCCCGTATCTCTGAATGAAATACTCAGGGCCAACCTTATTACCGTCAGGGTCATATCCACCGTTAGTCATCAGGCGAAGCCGCTTTTGTGCTGTCCCCTGTGCGCCCTGCTGGTAAATATTCTGGCTTAGTTCTTGTCCTGTCGGCGCTGGGAATCCGAGCGCTTCCCTACGCTGGAAGGAGCCATACAGGTATTTCGTCATGGGGTCAATCACACCACCGGGGCCAGCACCATACTTGCGCCTGTTGATGGCTGCGATCATTTGTCCTTCAGGGCTTGCCAAGAAACGGTCGGCATAACTTTGGCCAGCGGGGTTCAGGTTAAGCATACCGGCAACGTTAGCAGGTGCCTGGCCAATCAGCCCTAGAACTGGGCCACCACCACCCCCGTAGGAACCTTCTGTCACACCCCCAGCCCCACCTGGAGCCCAGTATCCAAGGTCTCTCCCTCCGCCCGGAGCGCCACCACCACCGCCGCCCGCTGGGGCTGCTGTTGGGCCAAGGTTAACCGGCGTTCTGTGATACCGCGTTTCTGTCCAGTTTGTTGTCACCCCACCACCGGCCATCCTCCGAGGGGGTTTGGCAGCATTTAAGAAGTAGGCCCGCCACGGGTCTTGTTGCTGTTGTGTAACCTTTGGCTTAACGGTCGTTCCAGCCTGGGACTCTTCCACCTGCGCCATGATTGCTCTGATGGCATTTCTAGTGGTCGGTGGTTCGCCCTTTGGCCTCTTGGCAACCACGGTTCCAGGCGACGCCAAGACATATTCGGACACGTCCCACTTATCGCCCTTCCTTGGTTTGCGGTCGCCCGTCAGAAGGAGAGCTGGGCCGTCTACAACTTTGCTGCCATCTGCCATTCCCATTACGTTCGTAGGAATGGTATTCTGCGCCGCAGTAACACTACCAGGAGATTGTAGCCCCCTTCCCAGGAATAGGCTCTCGAATATCCGCCGTGGGTTCGTGCCAAGAGTGGCCTGAGTGGAGACCTTCTCGAAAGATAGTCTCTCAGCAGCGGTCTTTGCACCGACGTCAGCGACATACCGCTGGGCAGCAGCACTAACCTCTGCTCCCTTGAGGCCCTGGTCAGCGGCGTATCTCTGGGCTTCTGCGTAAAGATTAGCGGCAGCCACTTCAGCAGCAGCAGCGGCTGATGCAGAACCAGCATTGATGCGGGCGACCTCAAGGGCACGCTCGTAGTCCATCTTGGCCGTCTGCATCGCTGCGGTAGGAGCACCACCAGGGAAGTAGCCACGGGCAACGGCCTCGTCGATGTCAATCTGTCTCTCATTGAGAGCCGTCTCAGCGGCCACCTGTCGGCGCAAGAAGTCAAGGATGTCCTGATCGGTTCCTGAGACCACGGGTGCCCCAGCATTTGAGACATCAGCTCGGTTGGGATTGTAGCGGCCAGTGACCCGCCCATTGGCATCAAGGTAATAGATGGTGCCATCGGCGGCAGTAACCGTTCGCCCTTCTTGTGCGCGGACAACTTTTCCGCCCTTAGCGGTTCCGGCGGCAGCGTAGACATCCTCAACAGTAGGAAAGGCAGACAGCTCACCACCAGGGCCAATGCCCTGACCAGCGAGCATATTACGGGCCAGGCCACCAGATCGTGCCAGCTCCTCCTCCGTGGTCGGGACAGGCTGATTGAGCATCCCCACTGGTATTTGGGCTGTGCCTATCTCACGGGGAAACTCGCCGGTGATCCCAGCGATACGGTTGAGCACATCCATCGCTCCGCCAGGTTCCGCACCAGCGCGGTAGACCTGCCCGGCCATAGGTGCTCTTTCGGCCACCGTCATAAGGGTGTCCACGTAGTCCTTGGCGGCTAACCTCTGGGCAGTAGTGCGGTTCATCATATCCGCGAGAAGGTCGATGGAAAGGCTGCGCTCACCCGTTCTGTTGACGCTTTCCTCTTGGAGCTTCTCAACCATGAGAGAGACTGCCAGGTTTTCTTTCTGTGCTTTCTCTGACTGGGCTAGCTGTGCATAACCAAGGGCGTTATCAGCAGAGCTGGCATCGGTTCCAAAGAGGTCTGAAACCATGAGTTCCTGGCCCGCACCGAGGATGGCCTGGACGATGGGGACATCGCGGTAATAGGGCGTGATCTTTGCCATCTCGTTGTGCATGGCAATGTAGTTCGGCTCATCCCCCTTGGTGAGAGCATTCATAGCTGCGAGAGCAAGGTTGGCAAGCTGGTCTTCCTGCTGTGCGGAAAGTGTTGGGGCTCCGGCCACTCCGGGCATTGGCACACCGCCAAGGACGGAGCCGGGCAGAGACATAGATGGTATGGGAGGCATACTTCCTTCTGCCGTTATCTTACTTATCATTGCCTGAATGTCAGCATTAGAAGCCACTCCTGGCTCGGTGGTAGAGGCTCCAGCCGGAGGAGTAGTCTGGTTGAGGTAGTTTGACAACCAAGTATTCTTCTCATCCGTTGACCAAGTATTCCACCCTTCTGGTTGAGGGATAGATGTCCCTGGGATGTTTACTACTTCCCCTTCCCGGGCGCGAATGACCTTATTCTTGTTCATTGGAATCTACCTCCATCGCCGCCGCCATTGTGGGAGCAATGTATGGCAGCAAGTTAGCCGCCGCACCACCTAGAATGGAAACAGCAAACCTCATTTGGTCTTCCTCGTATTGGCCCCAGCGGTCGCCTAGACTTTGACGGAAGAAGTCTCGTTCCTGGGAGGATAATGCCATGTATCGCTTGAACTTCTCAACAGGAGATAGTCGCCTCTGCCCCATAGGAACAGAACCTGCTAACTCCTTCTGGGCGGCCTGGAGCCTCTGAGCGAGGTCAGCGCGAAGCTCGTCTCCCAGGAGGTCTAATTGATGGAAATCACTTTTGGCCATCTGTTTCACCTGGGGGAACTACTAGATCGGCAAGCAAACCCTTGACGGCGCGAGAAGTGACTTGAATATGGTGCATAGCCACCCGTGCCCCATCGAGATCGCCTCTAGCTATAAGGTCTGCGGCCTTGTCGTTGAAGCGCCTGATCCGACGTATACCCATCTCAATGGCTTCTGTGTCTTCCATGTTATCTCCTTCCGCGAGGGCGCTGCGTGGGAGAACCAGATGGTCGCCCACCACCACGTTTGGGCTGTCCGCCTAGATTCCGCTGGCCCAAACCTTGTCCTGGGCCTTCGGGTTCAGCTTCCTGTAGTGCCATTGGTGTGACACCGGAGATGTAATCAGTGGGCGAGATGCCAGCAGACCGGAGGAACTCAGCAAATGCCATGAGTGTCGGTTGGTCATCTGTAGCATGAGCAGCAAGCCATGCCTGCACCAACGGCAGGCCAAGAACTTTCTCCCGTGCTATCTGTAGGTCTTCCTCTGTGGGGTTATCAACACCAGAGAATTTCTGGGAGCGTCTGCGGCTCCAGAGGGTAGAGTTTTCCATGAAGGCAGCGTGGGTGCCACGGGCGATCTCGTCCTGAAGGGTCTCCATGCGGAGGCTATACATCACGTCATAGTGGCCCTTGATATCGGCGGGAGCGAGACGGGTCGCACCCAGTTTGCGGTTGGTGTTGTCCTCCTCGAAGATGTAGCCGCTCACCCATAGTGGCTTGCGGATGATATTCTCAATGACGTGGAAGCAGAGTTTGATGAAGTCAGCGGTAGCGAACTGGGCATTCTCCACGATGGGGGTAAGCTTGGCAACTGCTGCCTCCATCGCTGCCGCCTGAGTAAGTCCAGGGGTGCGTGTGCCAATGAACCCGCTAGCGATTGGTGCCAAACTGACTCTATCCATGAGGGTGATGATAAGGTTGATAAATTCCACCAATGAGCCACCAACGGGTGGGGGCTCCAAGAAGCCTGCCTTTGCGCCAACACCGAAGTCATACATCTTCCCCGGATGGAAGTCGAAGGTGGCGATCTCGTCGGTGGGCCTGATACCGGCCTGAAGGAGAGCAGCATCACGGGCCACATATGGAGTTGGGTTGCCTGCTACGATGCTCCAAGCGGCCATTGATCCAAGGAGAGTATCGAGCCACGGCTGGAGATACATCAGCGGAAAGATGACACTCAGGGACGCAAGCGCAGGATCGTCCAGGCCCGTTACTTCGCCATAGGCCCAGCAGTAGGGAATCTTCCCTGCAAACTGCTTTTCGTCGTTAGGGAGCTTGAAGACTTCCCCACCGACGTTGAGGATAATTTCATCAGGAGTCCAAATCTCATCTACCTGGATGTCCGGCCCCACAGACGGAGGCGGTTCCCACTGCGGATAAGGTTCCCCCTCTGGGATGTGCTTCAAAGTCCCCTTCTTTCCATCACCGGGGACAAGACGTAGGGCCTTCAATGCGTCACGAGTGGGGCGCTTGCCAGATTCCATCACGGCTTCGCTCCACTCGGAGCGGGATGGATAGAAGGTCAACGGGTCAACGAGGCGCTCACGCAAGGGGATAGGCGGAGTGCTCTCTACGAATTCGTCCACGCGCTTGTTGTATGCTTTGTCCCCCTCGTCTGTATCGCGGATAGGATAGCCTTCCCAGGCGGTTCGCATTAACTTTCTGACGCCCATCCCGTCACCGGCGCACTGGTCAATGAACTTCAACTCCAACGGCTTACGAGCGATGCGCTCCAAAGTCTGAAGGAGGAGATCAGCGCCTTGCTGGAGGTTCTCGGCTATGGCCTCATCTCCAGGCTTCCTGGGACGAATAGTGGTAGCCCCCCGCCTCTTGTAGATGGAGCCCGTGGCCGTCTGAACCAGGCGGTAGGCGATGGGAGCACGGATGGCAGCAGTCATCCACCGTGCAACCGCCTTTGGAGGACGGGCACGCTGGCGCATGAAGCGAATCTTTCGCAGACCATGAATGAGCTTGTCCCGTTCTCGGTATTCCTCCTTGCGGGCGGTAATCTCCTTCTGAACGAAACCAGCCAAGTTGTCAGACACTCGTTCCATCATGGTCTCCAGGTATAGTCCATCTCCCGAATCTGGCCGAGAGGGGCCATAGATTGCCGGGAGTAATGGTCTGCTAGCCAATAACACAGCGCCTTAACAGCGTCACAATTGAGTTCTTCAGGTCTGCGGGTAATCTTGTGTCTGCGCCAGTGATCCATCTCGTAGGCGGCGCGGCGAGCCTTGTCGGAGAAGAAGATGTGTGGCTTTCCCTCCCCGTCGCGCAGGAAGTAGTTCATTCTCTCAATGGCGTCATCGACAGTGGGGCGATGGCGGGAGCGGAGAACCACGCGGGACTCATCAAACCACACCTGCTCAACCGATGGGCTGCCGAATACATGGGAGCGGGCAGCATAGGGATCGGCAACACCACTGGTAACGTGCTCCCAGAACGGCTTGAGGGCGCAGAGCTTTATAATCGAGTTATGTGTCATTTCAGTGGCGGTCACTTCATCTATGACGTAGACGTTGTTCTTCGCCTCTTCCCACTGCACGAACTCCACTGAATAGTGCCGACCCTGGCCGTAGTTGGGGTCAACCGCTATCTCGATGGGCAAATCTGGGCGGTAGTTGATGTCCGGCTGGATGTGAATACTCGGCGTCCAGAAAGAGTGAAAGACAAGGCTGGACGGAGGAGTGGGAATACCACCGCAGCGCTCCATGAAGATAGCGCCAAGTTTGCGCTCCAAGCGCAATATTTCGGGATCATTGCGCCCACCGGGAAACACAGCCTGGTTGTCCCAGGTAGGAGCGGAAAAGGAAGCGATGTCATCCTCGTTGGGCCACTTCTGGCCCTGCTCCCAGAATTGGGCATATTCGCCAATCGAATCCTCAAACGTGCCTGCCAGCCAGAGGAGGCCCCGCTTCTGAGCTAGACGCTCTCTGAATCTGTTAATTGCTTCGGTAAATTCGGGGATAAGTCCCGGCTCGCAGACGAAGATGGCGTCAGGCGCATAGGCGGCGACCTTACTCAAGTCCGCCAGTGTGCGGTTCTCAATCTGGCACCCCCAGACAGTTTCCATCACACAGGGCTTGTAGCGGTCAGCAGGCATACTTATCAACCTTGGCGTGGTAAACCCCAAAGAAAGTAAAGCCTCCAAACAGTAGGAGAACTCCATGCGAGACACGCTGTAGTCCACCCCCATGAACCAGATAAGGTCGGAATGGAGTGCCCAAGCAACTGCCTCCATTGCGGTAGCGAGAGATTTGCCACCACGGACTCCACCGGCCCCGACGCGCTCGCGGGAGGTGTGGAAGTGCATACTTGCAAAGGCTGGGCTGGGTGCGTAGAAAGCAGACTTGCCTCCCTTGCCAATGCTGGCGGTCGGAATACTCGCCTTCTCCCAGAGAAACAGCTTCTCCTTCTTAGTGGGAACGGAGAGGTTAACTGCCCTCCGCTGTCCCTGTATTGTCATCCCCAGCCTTTCGGATTTCCGTGATGGAACCCAGCAGCCTGTCCAGGGCCTCGTCGCGCTCAGTCCCGGCATGGGCGGCTAGGAATTCCAGCACCTTGATGGCAGCGGTTAGGTGCCCGGGTTTTGTTTCTTTACCCTCGGTAGTGACGGTGCCCAGCATCCCCACTGTCTGGGCGCACCCCATCGCATATTCGGAGAGTGTGCCGAACACCTGCTTGAGCAGCTCGGCGCGGGCAACATCGGCCTCGCGCATGATAGCCGCCCGCTCAGTGGTTCGTTTACTGCCTTTGGGCATTACTTTCCCCGATTCTTTGGGTTGATCTTGACGGGCGAAGCCTTCTTGCCCTTTTTCTTCTTCTTCCTGCCCATCTACCTATCCTCTAGGGCCAGATTTCCTCAACCAGAAGGCGATATTCCAGGTCATCGGCAGCAGCGGCGATGGCACCACTGTCGTAAAGGCGAATGGTGTAGCCCGCAGGGAGAATCCAATCACCCAATTTCATGCGGATAGCCCCGCCACCATCGAAGGCAACGTCGTCTGGCAAGTCATCTGAGGCAAAGTAGTATCGGGTAAGACTCGCCGTCTGCACCGCGCCGAAGTTCCTTTGCCAGATGATATTGGTGCCGTCGCCTATCCCAATTGTCATTTGCCTATTCCCAGCTGTGGCCGTGGTTATCAACTTCGCCGCTAGTATCTGTAGTCGCCAGAATTTGCCCGCTGGGACGGTAAACGTCTTGTCAGAGTCATCGAGTGCAGTATCCGTCTGCATTACAATCGGATTGCTCAGAGGCATGGTCTATCTCTCCTTGTCGTCCTCTAGGAGTGCGGCCCTTATGTGGTCATGGGGCGAGTTGGGGCGAAGAACCACCCCGCCGCTTTTCATTTCCGTTGGCGCGGGTGAACCTGGGCCGGGCATCGGGACACCTGCCTGCTCTGGACTGCCAATGACTGCATATACTGGAGTGGGTTGACCACCAAGCATCACAGTCATGGGTGCCACTTCACCACTAGGGCCAACTATTGCTATCATCGGCGGGGTTCGTGGGCCTTGGGGGGCACCAGTAGGAGGAGCACCAGTGGGAGCAACTTCACCTCCACCTTGGAGGTTGGTGACGATTGCACCCTCTGCGGCTTTCTTGATGTGCTTGGATTTCTTTCCTTTGTGTGTCCCCTTTAACTTGCCCTTGTTGATGGAGGCATAGAAGACCTGTGTGCCCTTCTCATCCCCGTATTGCTCTTTCATCTCAGCGAGGACTTTCTCTCCCTTTGCGGTAAGTGGCATCCTATTCCTCCTGTAGTCCTTGTCTTATCAACGGTGAACCCATAGAAATCTTCCCTTTTCTCATCATTTGATCCGTCTCCTCGCACGCCTCGGAGTAGGTAGGGACGACGTGGATGGAGAAGGAGGAGGAATAGACACGGGGGGCCTGGGCACCGCACTTCGGGCAAACTGCGGCCTCGGTAGATATGGGGCACCGCACCTCAAAGCTGCCGCCACAATCGCACACAAACTCATAGATGGGCATTACTTCTCGTTGAGCCCCTCTTTAACGAGGTCACGCGCTCGCGGCTGGGCTACGACACCACCATCGGCCATTGGATGCATGGGGCTCCCACCGAACACCTTTGGTCGGGGATGAGGGAGGGGATGCGGCCCCCTTATTCCATCTTCCCCAGGTCGGCGGAGTTTGGGTTTGGTGGATGTGGGCCTCTTTTTTCCACCCACAGTCGCAACCGCACCCGCACCTGGATTCGTTTGCGCCGCAGGGTTAGCCCCGCCGGGGCCTCCCCATCCGCCTTCGAGCTTGGTCTTTGTCATTTACCTCTACTCCTTCTTCCCTCCAGCGCTTCCGTATCTCGCGCTGAAACTGTGGCTCCGGGAGAAGCACCATCCGCACCAGCTCAAGGTAGTTGAGAAAGGTGTCGTCCTCTAAAGAACAGGTGTTCCCCATCATCATTGTAGCATCTCTGGCATCTATCCAGATAAAAAGATACACCCTGCCCCTTCCTGGGAATCAGGATGTTGTTGCGGCCTGGGGAGCCTGGTTGTGTGCTCCCGGACTATCACTCTAGCCTAAGTGTAGCACGATTGTTCTGTGGTTGTCAAGGGGTGGTATAGTCTGTGTGCAGAAGGTTGCAGAAAATCAAACTAACTGCACACAAAATACAGGAGACCGCCGACCAATTAAGGACGGCGGCCCTGCCTGCTAATTGCGGATTCACCCCATATCCGCCCGCCCCGGTAGGAAGTTATTAACTCCTTACCCACCTGCGGTGCGCTCGCTAGCCCATCACGGGCTATCGCCGCAAGTTCGCCGCCTGGTTTCCTTGGCAGCCCTATTACCAATAATGCCGGGGCTTTCCGTTCAACGTGGAGATTAGCCTCTTGGCCAGAGACATACACCCACGTTAGCCCGCCGTGGCCAGAGCATCCCGACGACGGCGGGGTGGCAAGCAGGCGGTGCATGTTAACCCTACCCCTCCTGCAACCTTATTGTAGCACCTCTCAAATGTTGCTGTCAACACTTGTTATTGTGACACCTGATATACATGGAAGGAAAAAGAAGAGAAAGAAAGAGAAAGAAGAGAAAGAAGAGAAAGAAAGAGAGGGGGAAGGGCTTCCAGACACCCGCAACCAGAGGTGCGGGCGCGGCCCTGGGGCTTTTCGCTTCCCAGCTGCCCCAGATACAGCGGCCCCACATGTGATTTAGATTCAAATAGGCCCGATGATGGTCTATCATCGCGCTTAGGTGGTAAGAATGGGAGGATTGTTGACATTGTTGACTGAAATGGTCAAGAATAGGGGGAGGGAGGGATCATG